AAGTTATAACCTTCTTTTGTCTGAATGACAGAACCTAAAGCTCTAGAAGATACACCCAAACTCACATCATTTTCGATAAGATTCTTTGCAATTGAACCATAAGGCGTTTCAAGAATCAGTGCTTTACCATAAAAAGTATTGCCGTCTTCTTCTAAAGATACAATTTTGTGAGATACTCTTTCAAGGTTAAGTGTTGGAGTATCTGGATGTCCTAATTCACCAAGAGCACGATTTGTGTTAATGTATTCTTCGTTATATCGACCAACTTCTCGGCGAAGCGTGTCCATTTTATACATTCTGTTGTTGCGATTTACTGTGTCGCCAACAAGAAACGTACCTTCAATATAAAGATTTTTCTTACCGTTTTCTGAAATTTCAGTAAGGTATTTTACCTTCTCTATTGATTCTCTAATTAATTTCATATGGTTGCTCCGGTGTCTGGATCAATCGTGTATGTTGCTGATTTACTTACCGTAATAACAAGTGTGCCGTCTGTGCCTGAATTTGTAAAAAACAAATTGGCACCAGTATTTGCGCCCGCAATTGATACATCATAATGTGCAAAAGGAACATCATTTTGACCAAATAAAACAAGAACTGGTTCACCAGTTGCATCGTTACCACGATAAACAATCCACTTACCATCAGTAGATGTTGTTATGTGTGAAATTTCAGCTGCGGTAACTAACTCTGTTGTTGTATTGGTTGACAACTGATTTAGATTAACCCGAGTAGCTGTGTTACCTGTAATGCGAATTACAGATTTGGATCTTTTAGAATTTGTAATTGTTGTTGGCATTTTATCTTAATCCCATTGCTGATCTTCTACGTAAAGACATTTTTCTTTTCATTAATGTTCTGCGTAATTTAGCACGCCTTGTTGTTTTCCATGATTGTTTTAATTTTCTTGCCTTACGGAGTCTTTCAGCAGCAGGTATTCTTTTAAGTGTACTGCCTGCGACTCTATAACCTTTAACACCAGAACGTCTAACATTTTTTTGTAATACAATTTTACCTTTAGCATTTCGGCGTATTCTACGGCGAATCTTTTGAATTCTGCCCATTCGAATAATATTTGGATTTCTACGAACTGCTTCATCGAATACTTCAAATGTTTTTGTTGCAACTATTTTTTTGGCTTCTCCTAAACGAAGAGAAGCAATTTCATTAAGGCGATTAAACAGGTCTTGTTTTGCCTCAATAAAATTACCCTCTATGATTCGGTCTATAAAACTCATTTTGCTTTTGAAAAAGCGAAACTCGCTACTTTGTTAAAATGTTCTGGTGACTTATGTACCATATCTGATATTTTTTTCTTATTCTCATCATTTAATGCTTTGTGTAGTTGTGTTACTGCTGATGCTGTAAAATGATCTACACTTTTTGTTTGACCATTACCAAATTTAATTTTTTGTGCTTGTTTGCCATCAACAATTTTGTGAAGTTGATCCATAACAGCTTCTTCAAGCTCAACTTCTTCCGCTTGCACCACGCCCATTTTGTCGTCTTCAGTAGAATAAGGCACTGAAAAATATTTATTAAGTTTGTCACTATAATACAAAGCAATTCTTGTAGAACCAGGATAAAGACGAATTGCTTTACGTTTTAATACAAGAACAAATGGTGGATCAAACTTTGTTAGTTCTTCTTTCAACTCATCTTTTTCTTTTGGTTCTTCTTTTGAAATAACAACACGATGCGCTTTATATTTTTTACCAGTTTCTGGTGAAACTTTATAATCTGAAGAATCAATAACTCCTTCATTAACCGAACGACGAGCTTGAGAAAAAATTTGTTTATTTGTTGTAAGCAAGTCTACCATTTTATTAAATAAGTTTTGTAGAATCATTCTATCGGCGTTATTAAACACAGGTTTATCTTCTTGCATTTTATCAAGAATTTTATGTATTCTTTGTAACTGTGCCTTATTGGCCAAACCAGCACGAACAAGAGCATCAAACTTGGTATAGTCTGCCTTCTCTTCTTCTAAAATTGGCTCTTGCCTAAATTCTACTAAACTTTTCATTCTGTTTCTTGAACTTCTATAGATGTTTCGGTTTCTTCTTCTTTTCCACCAAAAATATTGGAAGCCATTTGTTTCTTATATTCATCAAGTGCTTCGAAAGCCTTGTTTGAAATTAAATTTTCTAAAGTCTCTTTTGCAGCAGCACTTTCACCTGCAGCAAGTTGGTCAATAAATTGTCTTGTATCCATATTACACCTTTGTGAATTATCTATTTATGCCGACCGAATATTTTTCTACCTCAGAATCTAATTGAGGTGTTGCCGATTCGGTTGGCACTCTATCTACTGTATTGTCTACAGGTTCAACACTTGTCTCTTGTTGGCCGTTTGCAGCTGCAGCCATGTCAAGAGAACCATCTTCTTCCATTTCTTTACTTATTTGTTCAATTTCTTCAACAGTCATGCGAAGAATGTTTTTCTTTGCCCATGTTTGTGAGAAATATTTACCAATGTATGGATCTAGAAGTTGAAGCGTAGTGACTCTTTCACGAATCAATTCTGCTTCACGAAGTTCTGTAAAGTTATTGTCTTTCTTATAATCATAATAAATGTCTTCTTTGAACTGATCCCACTCTTCTTGTGTACAAATGCCTTTGAGCGCAAGTTGTACTTTAAGTGCTTGGTCAAAAATTTGAGAGAACTTATTACGAAGACGAATAACAAATTTGGCAAACTTTAATTCGTCACGAGTGATTTCGGCAGAACGGCCAAGAGATGCAAGACCACCGCCGCCTTGAGAATCCATACGAGAATATGGAACATTAAGAGACTGTAAAAGTTTCTTACGAAAATAATCAACGTCTTCAATTTGGCCAAGGTTTTGACCAGCAGGCAATGTAGTAATCTCTGTGCCTTTGCCGCCTTCTCGGCGTGGTAACCAAAAGTCTTCAAGCATTGACATATGTTTACGGTCATCACGCATTTCGCCAGTGTTTGCATCATAAACCATTTTGTTACGATACTTGACCATAATGTCACGAAGATATTGTTCTGCTTTACCTTTTGGCAAGTTACCAACGTCAATGTAAAATACACGGCGTTCTGGTGCTCTCGACAGTCGGTAAATAACAACTGCGTCTTCAATCATACGCAATTGATTCAATGGTTTAATTGCTTTATGTAGAAACGAAATAACAAATGTATTCTTTGCATCCATCAAACCAGAGTTTACATTAATTACAGCATCTGGTGCAATACGAAGACCCGCATTTACACCAGCAGTGTATGTTTGCGTTGTAGTACCACGGTCACTATAGACATAATATTCTGCTATAGACTTGATAACCATCATTCCGGTTTTTGGATCTTTGTCTTTAGAAATTTCACGAACTTTACGAATCTTGCGTGGGTCAATGTAACGAAGTTCTTGTATGCCTTCTTTTGGATTATTATCGTTGACTATAACATGAAAATAAATTCTACCGTCAATATACCAACGCTTAAACAAATCATCGGCAAGATTTGAAAAGTTTAACATCTTTTGAACATTGTTAAACTCTTCAGTAATTTTCTTTTTAATTGTTTCTGGTTGTTTTAGTTTATCTAAGTTAATTGAAACAACATCACCTTCTTCATCGTGTGTAATTGCTTCGTTGACAATATCATCAATAGCTTGTTCTAGCTCTGGATGATTTGACATTTCACGATAGCGTGTAATGAGTTCTAATTCATTGCGAACAGAACCTTCTAAGTCAACATAAGTGCCATAATAGGCATTTTGTGTGATGGTGACAGCACCATCATCTAATGCAGGTATTGGTAATGCAAATGAGCGTTGCTCAGGTTTTTCGACCTGAGCAACATCTTTTTTACCAATTGTAAAACCAAAGAGGTTTATTGCCATTTATTTTCCATTCTAAAGAAAAGAGGGAAGGCCGAAGCCTTTCCTCTTAAAACACTTGATCGGCTATTGCTTCCCACCATTGATAGGTGAGTGTTACTGAAAACTCCTCAATAGTGTCATTTGAACCCCAATCAACATCAATTGGTGTA